TTACCAAATTTGGTGTCCAAGAGCCGCAAGCTATATACAGTGAACGGTACGGAATATGGAAGAGATATCTTCCAGCTCCACCGATCACGTATACTTGCTCGCTCACTCGTAGTTCCAGGCCCGAATTTCCCGGGTGGCAATTCCGACCACGAAGAAGGAGGGCGTAGTACACTAAGTACTCGCCTTACACCCTCGATTTCCGTAGTATCGAGCGTAATTGCGCCCGGTCGGCGGAAACGGTCTTTAACCGTCTCCCAATCCGTGTCTCTGCGCGGTGTACCTTTGTACTTGTAAACCAGCCGTATTACGGCATGGAGTTGCTCTACCATAATTGGTGTTGCAACAAGTATAAGGTTACCGTATTTACGCGCCACTACTCCGTACTCGATGTACTGAGGTGGAATATAGCGTAAATGCTCCGCTGTTACATAGTTTAGGCATAGCAAAGACTGCCATGCGTCAACTCGTAGCAGATAATCCTCATTGGCTGGGTCGTAGTATTTAACTACGAACCCTGCTAATGCAGAAGGGATACCGTTGCGGATGAGATCCGCGGTGATACACTTTCGCAGGGCCTTAAAAATTAAGGTCTCCTGCTCTAAATTGTATTGCTTCATGGTTGTAACTCCATAAAGGTTTTACAATCCTAAGGGATACACGTCCCTTGCGTTTTCCGGACTATTGTCCAACAAAGAGCATGTTGGCGATGGACTCAGGGAAACTGGTAGTATCGGTACAACCCGTTACTACAGTGCCCGAGGCTCCGTACGCTTTACATGCGCCAAGGACTGATGCCATTTCTGAGCATAAGTCTTTGACCATCCCTGCGGTGAACGTGCCGTTCTTCGGTATAGAAACCGTCGTAGCGACCGAACCAGTATAGGGAAGCTTTGTTGCAGGATCTGTAACGTTCCTGCGGATGCTGACGGAATATCGCTGATTACCCTGTGCGTTAGGTCCTTTCAACGAAAGTGATTGAGTTAATAGTAACGGATCGGAAAGACTACCAACGGTAGTTTCCACCATTTCTATCTTCTCAACACCTGTTGATCGAACGACGTACGAGTGATTAGCGTTAGAGCCAGCGGCATATAATACCAAGGACATAAAGACCTCTTTTATAAGGTTAATAGATTTGAACTCACATGGCACGTAATAGAGCCATTTCGAGGAGAGTCCGTTTCCTTGTAGAAGACAAACGAGGGTTCCAAAAACCTCCTTTGTCCCAGAATCCCGAGCTGTCGGACATATCTATTGAGTTGCGATAAAAGCGCGACGACTGGTATCGGCAAACGCCGAACTTTTGTCGCTCTATTATCATGTATGCTGGGTAAGGACGAAGTG